TTTCAAACTCTCAGTAATATCAACCCCTGTACCGCCCATGTCGTTGTTGTTAGCGGTTCCATTTGCCCAACTGCCGTGAGGTTTTTGGTCGCCCGAGCCGTGTTTGAAAACTGGTTTAAGTCCTGGCTCAAATTTGACTGCGAAAGCCATTATTTCCTCTCGGGTGGCAAGATAACCATGGCACACCTGCAATTTGGGTGAACTATCGGCGCTTCTATGCCTACCGAAAAAACTCCGTTCCAACGAACGGTTTCGCCGTCTAGCGGGGCGCAAATATTGCAAGTGCGCTCATCTTTTGCCGTAATCCACATCTTTTGTGAAGCGGGGTCTACTAGACCTTCAGCGCTTGCTTGCTTCCAACCCTCATAGCGACCTTGGTTTTGTGCAATCTGAATTTCTGTACGAGCAATCATTTTGGCGCGAGCGCCCTGTAATCTATCGGCATACTTGGAAGCCGAGGCTTGCGCCCGTGCGCGAGCGGTAGTCTCTTTTAGACCAGCCTTGATTAACCGAGCGATTTCTGCCCGCTCAAATTTTGTAACCGCTTCAGCCCACCTTGGGTGTAATCCAACAATGTTTTTAATTCTTCGTGCTGTTTGGAGATAATCAATCTGCTCATTGAAAGCGTCAGTAATAATTTTGCGAACTGCTAGACGGGTTAATTCATCAATGCTTGTAATCAACTGCCCAGCGCGAGAGGCAGCAAAGGCAAGCGAGTTTGGGTTTGTTTTATTAAATGAGAAAGTGAACTCACCCGCTAATGGATTAGGTGAAGCCCATGTTGGAATCTTCGTAAAGTCCATTCCTGCCATAGGTACCTTGTTAAGTATTTTTACAGGGTTGGGCAAAAAGGCTGGAAGCGATAATCTCGGAGAAATACTTTGCATCTGTCTGACGGCTTCATTGCCACCAATATCAATTGAGTTCATTAAGGCATCTTCTATTCGCTTGCGGTCTTTACCGACTGTTATGGCGTTTAGTAGCCTGTTAAGTGAATCTGGGTCTAAGCGACCAATGATTTTTGCTAATTCTTCTACCTTGATTGTATTGGTGGCGCGACGAATCGCATCATAGAGAACTCTAGCGAGCGCTTGCTCTTCTATTGTTAGTGGAATACTTCGATTAGGGTCACGACCAAAGAAAAGTGGCATTGATTACTCCACATCGCCGTCTAGCGGTTCCGTTCCTTGCGCTGTTGGTAAATCATCAAGGTCGCTTACTTCTGGTTCCATACTAGGAACATCAGGGGGATTCGTACCGTCAGGCATAGGTGGCATACCAAAGTTTTCTCCATCGTGTTCGGCAGGTGGTAATCCAGCCAATTCGCGTAGATAATCTTCCAACTTAGGGTCAGGCATGAGAACGCCAGCCTGAGCCAATTTAGTAACAAAGTCTGAAATCTCGGCTAGATCAACATGGCTTACTTCACCGTAGTTTAAGTATGGAGCGCGTGAGACATCCATACCGTTTAGTTTTAATAGTCTAGGAATTGCATACTGATTCATAACCTCAGCAATGTTTTTAGCAATAGCATCAACTGACATTGACCATAAATCCATCTTCGAGGTACCTAGTGCATAAGAGCCAACTCGGTCTGAACCAAGAAGAATAAAGTCTGAAAGCACCGACATAGACATTCTTTGGTCATAGCGCTGAATTACTTTGTCTGTATCGAACTGGCGCGAGCCACCTGATGAAAGCAACTGAAGGTCAAACATTTTATGACCGTTGTCATCATACATAGAGGGCATAACAATTCCCTCTTGCTCATTCCGCTTAATCGAAGTTACGATATTTTGGATTGAGGTTAAAACTGATGCTTGTTCTGGAGTGGCGGAGGATGAAAGATATTCAGGCGGTAGGTAGGCAACTGGCAATCCAGCCAAGTCGCGCTCTATACCAATTGCTTCAATTTCTTCAATACGGCGCTTGAAATACCAAGGGCGATAGGCGTTACGAAGTAGTGAGCGACCTTCGGGGTTGTTCTTTTGTGAACTGGTACGAAACAGTAAAGCCTTCTCGATTGGAATTACATGAGTGCCACCTGTAGATGGGTCTACTTGAACCATGGCTTGAATTCCACCATCTTCGTCCATTTCCCAACGAAACAAAGTCTCTTGGGCGCGGATAGGAAGTTTTCTCCAGCCTATTTTGCCATCGGTGTGCTTTGATTTTTTGGTAGGGTCTTTAACATCTCCCCCACGAACTTTGTAAACAATTTCGTGATATGAGAATCCAAAAACCAGCATTGAAAGAATTTGTGAAAGTGCCGAATCCCACGAATCTGACATATCGTGCAAACAAGATTCTATGAAAGCCGCATTTTCTTTATCTTCAGGTTTTACTTCGCCATCTACTGAATCATCCGAGAATGGGTCTACGCGCCACTCAAGACGAGTAATAACTTTTTCAATCGCATACAACATTGACCCGATAGTTGGGTCGTTATCTGCCATCTCACGATATATTTTGAATCCGCGGATACCGCGTAAATTGACTAGGAACTCTTCAAATATTGTTCCCCCTGAACGGCGTAAACCCGTTGCACCAATTTCTTGTAGGTCAGGTCTTTTTTGTACCATTTACCACTTGCCTACTCTCTTTGGGCTAATCCGACAACAATTGCTATCGCCTGTTCGTCAGTAAATCCTGCCTTCTTAAACTCCAAGAATAATTCATGGGTTTGAATAGCAAAAGTACCTAATACAGAAATAGCGCCATCGCGGGATGCAAAGTCGTCATACACACATAGATTATAGCGTTAGTTCAATTTCGGCTTTTTCTCCGTCTAGCACGATCTGAAATGAATTTAGCCGAAGATTGGCAACTTCAATTACTAACTTGCGAGCCAAATCTAAAGTGCCAGTCTGACCATATTCGCGTTCTTCTAAAATACCGCCGATTTGGTCGAAACGCTTAAAGATAACTTTGAAGGGCAACTCATCAACCTCGGTGGTTAAATGCACCTCGACATATTCCTTTGAAGCAATTTCTAAAGAAACAAAAGGGCGCCCCTGAGCCGAGACAACAGTTTTACTTCCATCAATTACGCTTACCAGTATTTCGTTCCACGCCATTTCTAAACCCCTATCATTGGATTATTAACCCCATGATACTACACTTAGGTTTAGAAAGGAGCCGACTCGGAAAGTGGAACACTCCACGGGTCTATCGGGCTATTGTGCAAATCTAAGGCGCCTTGGCGTTCTATGACCGAGACGGTGTAGGAATGGCGCTTCATATCAACTCCAACATTCCAAGCCGTTACAGCAATCTTGGAGCGCTTATCACCCGTTGCCTTATCGTCCCAGTTCTCTTGAACTGCCGTCCCGACCACGATCACCGATACCCCTTTGCGTAGGTTTTCAGCCACATTTTCTGCCAATTTATCCCAACACTTCACACTCCAGAAAGTAGTGTCGGTATTTTCCCAAGTCCCATCAGGAAGTTTTTTGGATTTAGAAGAGACAACCGTAAAAGATGCAACTGACTTTCCGCTGTTAATAATCCTGATTTCGGGGTCAGCAACTAGATTTCCTGTGATTGTTAGCGTTGTCATTATAGTGCCCTATCTCTTAGTAGTGGTTTTGCTATTATGTTTAGTTTTCTTCTTATTCCAATTCTTTCTCGGTTTGAAGTGCCACCCCATATTCCTGATACAGAATAGTGAAGCGCGTATTCCAAGCAATCCTTTTTTACCACACACGACTGACAAATCTTTTTTGCTATTAAGTTTTCTTCTGAAAATGATTTAACTTCAGGAAAGAAATATTCAGTTTCTATCCCCGAGCAACTCGCTCCCACAAAATTCCATGGCATCAACATCCTTTAGTATTTCCTCTCCGACAATTAAACTATTTGGCGACTCAGGAATTAACTTAGCCAAAATTCTTCCATTGCGCCATACCGTACCCGCGCACACTCCATCATAAAAATTACTAGAAGGCTCAACTAGAGAGTTACAGTTTTCCCAAAATATACAAGTTTTACAAATGTTTAATGCTGGGAGCGCTAAGTCTATTTGATATTGGTCAAAGAGCCAAGGGTCAGAATTGCGACAAGGGGCTTCATTAACAAAATCAATTAAACTCATGTAGAAATTGTCTCACTTATTTTTGAGAAAGGGTGAATTCGGCAACATTTGATTTCGTGTCGCCAAATCTTTCTTCCAAGAGTTTTGCCAACAAATCTAGGCGCTCGCGTTCACTCTTCGTCGTATTTAACTTCGTCTGAGAATCTAACTTCATCATCCTCCCAAGTTTCTAAAGCGTGGTGCATCAATCCCTTTTGTCGCCAATCGGGGTTCTGATCGTCAGTAAGGGTAAGTGTCCAGTAATCATCGTCGGTAGAACCCATCCATTCAGATACTAAAACCCAGCCCGTACAGATTGCTGGCTCCAGGAAGGCAACGCGCCCGATTTCGGCGAGCGCGTTGTCTATTACCGAAGGCTTCTTCATTCCATCATTCATAGGGGTAGTTTAATAATAAGAGTTTCGTTGCCAAAACCGCCACGCCGTACAAGGGTCAGAATATCTACTTTCGATATAAATAAATCCTCGTTCGATTTGACGCTCTACCGTTATCTCGGGGTCAAGCCCAAGAATCTGTGGAATCCCACCAGCATGAAGTTTTTTGCCATTCTGATAAACGGGGGTTTTGTTGTAAGCATTTGGACGCCAGTTGCTTTCTTTCGTCCACATTGATTCAAGGCATTGCCATTGATATTCGGACTTCCATCCGAAATCTCCCATAGTGTTTTTTGCATGTACCTTGGCAACTTCAGGGTCGCGTTCAATTGTTTTAGGTTTTATCTCCTTGACAACTTCGGCTTCTGAAATTTCATACGCACTCGCTTTTACATCGGGCGGGATATGAAGTGGATTAAGTACGATAAGTCCAGCGGCGAGAAAAAAGACTGGAACTGGTTTGAGGATAGTTTCATAGAATCGCATATTCCTCCATTGATTCGGAGTGAACATTTATTCGCTATTGGATATAGCGCTTCATTGTTGCCAGTATCGGACTGGCTTCACTTTTGAAGTGTTAGGTGTTTTGCGAACCTGAATAAAATGTAGCAGGTACAGGTGAATGTATGTCAAGGGGGGTCGCTCGGTGGGGGAGCAATGTCACGCTAGAGAGAGGATGGACGCGTGGCTTCGCATCAACCCCACCGAACTCAGGCGCTCGAAAGGTGAAGCGCCTTAATGGGAAGAATACCCCATAACCCAGTTTTGTGTTTATGACATAAGACTCACCCGCCGAGAATGTCTACTTTTCCCAGCGGGTGAATTTTATTTATTTATTTAACTAAACTCTTCAGATATGTTTTGTGCGCTTTTGCAGACTCTCCCCTGTAGGAGGAAGCATTAGCCAAGAAATAAAGAACTACAGATTTTGCTGTATCGGCATAATAACTATCGTTGATCGAATCCAACTGCTTCAGCGCATCCAAGTAAGGCTGAGCATATGGACTAACTTTGACCCAATCTTTTTCAATAGCGAAAGCAACATCTTTAAGCGATGCTGGTTGAAAACCTGACATTTTGTAACCTCTCTCTTGGTGTAATACCATTTTATACTACTGGGGTTTAATAATCAAATCTATACGAGCCTTTCGGCGGGCATGTCGCTTATCAGATTCTTCTGACAGTATTCGCTCGCGCTCGCTGGCTCGTATGCGTGATAAACAGGCTTGAGATACCCTGT